GCTGGCGCTGCCTCAGCTGCCGGTGCTTCGGCCTCTGCTGCAGGTTCATCACGCTCACCATCCATGCCGACCCAGTCGACGATCTCAAAGACCGGCGTGTAGATGCGACCGTACGACTTGTGCTGATAGTGCTCTTTCTTCAAGCGCACCACCGGCACCGGCTTGCTCTGATCCTTCTCGACCTGCTGAGCAATCGCTACTGCAAGTGTCTGCACTGCACGCTTGCCGCCGACGGATGTCACGGTATAACGCGCTTCCATGTCTTTGTCTGCGCCAGTGAGGCACTTCATCGACATGCCGACCTGCGGCTCCCAACCCTTCTTGGCGTTGGGTGGCGCTGCTTCCATCTCTGGCAGCGGCTCGGTAACAGATACCATCTTCTCACCCAGCACTTCGCCTTCACCCCAGGCGATGAAACCATGCAGGAACGAAAACGGATTGACCGCCCACGTTGCATCGTCCTCGACTTCAGTTTGGTCAGCACCAAAGACCCAATGACCTGTCTTGTCCATCTTGATGATGACGGAACCAGCAGGCCCGACTTCAGTCTCGAGCGCGCGTAGTGCGGTGGAAAGGGTAGAAACTGCAGGCAGGTTAGCGCCTTTGAAGGTTACTAGATTGGACATTACTGTACTCCTTAGGAAAGTTTATTCAATGCAGCCGTCAGTTGACGACCGATTTGCAACACCGCTGGCCTCGGATCAGACTCCGGTGCCAACGTACTACCCGACGACACAGCAACTACCAGATCGGCGGGGAAGTCTAGTTTAGCCTTTTTCAAGACTTTTTCCAGCTGCGCAGGCGACTTTATCTTCGTGTCGTATGCGTCTTCAATACCTTTGGCGTCAACCCACGCCTCAATCGCTTCTTCTTTGACCCACTGGCGCCGCGCTTGTTTCGGCACTAGCTTGTACCCTGGCACCGGCTGACCGTTCTCCAGCATGTTGAACGCCAGCTCACGCAAGTCATTCAGATAACTCTCAATCGCTGCGGCCTGCTGCAGCTGCTGACTGATCTGCTCAGCGGGCAGGTTGACCAGCTGCAGCTTCAGCGCACGCTCGACAGCGCCAGTCATCTGCGGGCAGATCGGCTTGGCGGCACACCAGCGGCAGTGGTCACCCCACTGCATCGGCGCGTTCGGCCAGCTCGAGAGCCGCACGGCGTATAGCAGCTCTTGCTCGAACTCCTTGACGCGCTCGAACGTCGTCACCCAACGTTTAATCATCGGTGGTTGCACGATGATGCACTCGATCTCATCGGCGCCTTCGAACACCCACTTAGCTGCTTCGGTACGCATGGCAGCAGCAGCGTAGAAGAGCAGCTGCGGATTCTCGACAGCGTCGACGACTACCCCGTCACCGAACTTCCAATCGATAACGAATGCACGGTTATCACGGCGGCCAAGCAGATCAGTGCTGCCGAAAACATCAGGTAGAAAATCACCAAACCCAACGCGAGTTTCAACCATGTACTCCATTCGCTTTTCCGGATCAATTTCATCGAGGGCCGCGAGAGCGGGAATAATTTTCTCATCGATTAGCTCCTGTGTGAGTACCTGATCTTTGTAGGCAGCGCCGATGCACTGCGCGGGTTTCTTGTCGAACTCCAAGAGCTCAGCGATGACGTTGTGCAGCAGCGTGCCACGGTCGGCGTGCTCGTTCGATGGCTTGGGCGGCATCTTGGCGCACAAGGCAACAGACGCTGGGCAGTTGATGACGCGCTTGGCGGTGGAACCGCCGACAATATTAGAGTGATTCATTGCGCGCCTCCATCATGGCGTCGGCCCATTCGTAACAATACAAGCAAACATCTTTTTCGTTTATATCTTCGTTTTCAGCTATAGCCTTAAATGCCGCGTCAATTAACGCTACCATCGTTTGTGCAGCGAAGTAATCGCGCAAGTCCATGCCCTGCTGGTTTGTCATGTTGGGGAATGCTTTCATACTGTACGCTCCTTTAGTGTTTTGAGCCTCAACTGTACCCCCGCAAATAATTCTTGTCAAATACTTTTTTAGGGTGTTATATTTCGGCCATGCTTGAAAAAGAAATTGAGAACTACTTTGTGTGGGCTGTCGAGCGGGCTGGCGGCAAGACGTACAAGTTCAAGTCTCCCACACAACGCGGGGTTAGTGACCGCTTAGCGTGTATGCCTGATGGCACCACGTGGTTTGTGGAGTTGAAAACGAAAGGTGGCCGACTGTCACCGTTACAAAAACGATTTGCCGCTGACGTTACTGCGTTGCAGCAGAACTACGCGTGCTTATGGACGAAGGAGCAGATAGATGAGTGGATTAAGCCGAGATGAGATTAATCGAATTATCTACGACAACGGGCTATTTCACGGCACTATGGCGTTGGGCGTGGTGATGGATGCTGACCACTTAGAACGCTTTGCCAACCTAGTCGCAGCAGCGGAGCGCGAGGCGTGTGCTGTCATTGCGTTCAATGCAAAGACTTATCTGGAAGCAGCCGCAGCTATCCGCGCAAGGAGAGAACAATGATTGAACGGCTGTTATGCGCTTTGTTTAACCATAGGTATGTAGTGCTTTTGTCTTTTAGCCCTACATCACGCAAGGTGGGTTGTACTCGTTGCGATAAAGAATGGGGGATGAACGATTCTGAACGCGCATTCATTCCGTGGGATAAAGAACTAGAAGAAATGTACAAGCTCATTGGGCAGTGGCCACTAACAAAGGAGAAATAACAATGGCTAAGTTACCTTACACAATCACGATCTGCCCAGACGAGCCGAACCCGAAGCAGTTCACCGCGATGACGCCACAGTTGATCAACGCTATGCGATTTGGTTACGACATGACGATTGATCAGCGGCAGCAAATGTACCCGTCAGCGCCGCAGGGTATAACGCAGATCAATAATCACAAGGAGAAGAACAGTGGATGAGGATAAAGCAGAAGTAATGCCAAATATAGATTACATATATTCGGCTGTGATAGCGGACAGTGAGGCACTGGAAGATGCAAAGATGACGTTGGAGATCATTAAGAAAACTGATCCGGGCGTTTACGATGAGATGATTAACGACACGCTTTCTTTGATTCGCAAAGCGTTGAGCAGTTCTATCCTTAGTGTTGTCGATAGGATGGTTAAAGTAGAAGTAGAAGCAGAGCGCGAGGCGTGTGCAAAGGTATGTGAGGCTGAAGGGGAACGAGTCGATGCGTCTTGGGCAAGTTGTGCGTTCGCTATCCGCGCAAGGAGAGAACAATGAGTGACAAACAACCCGAAGCATTGAGGCTGGCTGAGGAGTTCGAGGCAACAAAATCCTACCTTGGCGCAAAAGCCGCTGCTGAACTACGTCGGCTGCATGAAGTGAATGCGGAGTTGGTGGAGGCCGTGAAAGCAGCATTAAGCGATGACCAACCGTACATAGAAAAATGCAAAGCAGCACTCGCCGAAGCGGAGGGGAAATGAATCAACCTTGGTATATAAAACTTGGCTGGTGGCTGTGCGAAAAAACAGGGCATCTTGGTGTTAGCCGCGCATGGATTTTCAACGGCTACTATCACCGCGACTGTGCGTGGTGCGGAAAGATTGTGAGCGAAGCAGTCAAAGCGGAGGGGAAATGACTGACAGAGAACTGATGCAACAGGCGCTGGAGGCGTTGGAGGTTTCGACCGATTGGGATATGAACGCAACTGGCAAACAGGCGCAGTCTATTCAAGTCATTAACGCCCTACGCGCCCGACTAGCGCAGTCGGCGTATCGCCGTGGAGATCGGTTGTTGTGTCTGGAAACGGATGAACACTGCGTCATTTATGTGTCGGGGACAGACCGGCAGTGGGTCAAATTTCCTGATTCTCACGTTGGCATGTACACGAACGAACAGGTCGCTGAGATGTTTGAGCTAATACAGAAGGAAGCTATATGACTGACAAAGAACTGGAAGATTTTATACATCACGGGGAGACGGGCTTTGTTGGTTTTGCAATGATGTTTGGTGATGGGTGGGCACAGCAAGCGATTGCAATAGCCAAAGAACTCCGCGCCCGACTCGCGCAGCCTGAACCGGAGCCGGTGGCGTGGGGAGTGCCAAATACTAGGCCAACAGAGAAAGCGCAGTTCATGATGTTGCTGCATTCGGCAGACGGTTGCCAGTATCCAGACCAGCTAGTTCCACTCTACACCGCCCCACCACAGCGCGAATGGCAAGGGCTGACGGATGAGGAGTACGAAGCAATGGCGGAACACTATGTGACCAACTGTTATTTTGACACTTTGGAATATGCCCGCGCCATCGAAGCCAAGCTAAAGGAGAAGAATGCTTAAGCTACGCCCTTATCAAGACGAAGCGGCTGACTTCCTGTACGAGCGTGACCGCGCGATGATCTTGGCGCCCGTGGGCGCAGGCAAGACCGCGATCACGCTGACCGCCATGCAGGCGATGATCATGGACGGCCACGTAGGGCGCTTCTTGGTGCTGGCGCCCAAGCGCGTCTGTACCGACGTCTGGCCAATCGAGGCGCCGAAGTGGGCGCCTGACTTAGATTGCCGCGTGGCAGTAGGCACGCCCAAGGAACGAAGTGCAGCACTGGAGTCGTTTTTGCCGATAGTGGTCACTAACTACGACAACATTGGCTGGTTGACCGAACAGGACTTGTCTGACTTCGACGCCATTGTGTTTGACGAGCTGACTAAACTGAAGAACCCATCCGGCGCCAGATTCAAGGCGCTGCACAAGATCATCGACCAGTTCAAGATTCGCTGGGGTCTGACCGGATCGTTCACCAGCAACGGGCTAGAAGACGTCTTCGGGCAGTGCAAGATCGTCGATGAGAAGCTCTTAGGCCGCGCCAAGGGCGCCTTCTTGCAGCAGTACTTTGTCTGCATGAACCGCGACTTCGGCGAGTGGATGCCACGCCCCGGCGCCCTGCTGCAGATCATGGAGAAGATCAAGCCCGCGACGTACGTGCTGGAGCCTGGCGAGTACCGCGACAAGCTGCCGCCCTGCCACGTCGTCGAGCTGCGTTGCCAGCTGGATGACCGCGGGCCGTACGAGAAGATGAAGCGCGACTTTGCGGTACAGTTTCCGACTGCCGAGGTGCTGGCTGCCAACGCTGCCGCCGTGACGTCTAAGCTGCAGCAGATGGCCTCCGGCTTTGTGTACGACAGTCAGCGGGTGGCGACTGCCGTGCCTGGGCAGTTCGCAGCGACCAAGCAGTCGATCTGGTTTAGCAGCCACAAGTTTGAGCGATTGGATGAGTTACTCGAGGAGAACCAGCATGCCAATACGATCTTGGTTTACCAGTTTCAAGAGGAGCTGGCGGAAATTAAGCGTCGCTATCCGAAGGCGCAGACGCTTGATGACGAGAAAGCGATTGAACGCTGGAACGCTGGACATATCGAATTGCTGGCCGTCCATCCAAAAAGCGCAGGACACGGGCTTAACCTACAGCACGGAGGATGCGTTATGGCTTTTATATCTCTACCGTGGAGCCTTGAGCTGTACGAGCAAACCATCGGACGTTTGCATCGTTCCGGCCAACTGCGCGAGGTATGGGTGTATATCCTCGCCGCTGAAAACACGGTCGACGAAAAAATCTTTGCCGCCCTTCACGACAAACGAGCAATCTCAGACATCGCAATGGAGGCCTTGAAATGAACCTTGCAGAACAACATGCCGCACGCTTGCTAGACCGCGCGCGGGACGAGCACGACATCAGAGCGGCGGAGCTGTTGCGCCAGTTCGGGCGGGTGTACGCCGTGGCCACTGAGATGGCACGCGCCAAGACGCACGAACAGCGCAACGCGGCGTACAACGAGATGATCGATTTAATCAGAGGCAAAGCCGATTAGGAGGACACCATGCCATTACTCACCGCCGCCGTACTCGCGGCTGCCGGACACTCGGTTAGCGCCAACAACTACTTAAGCTACACCAACGACATCAGCGTGCAGACGGTGCTCACGCAAGACCGCCCCGACTGGTGCCGAGGTCGCAAGCTGATGTTCGACATTGACGGGTTGCAGCGTGCCTACTACGGCTGCTGGAACGACTCACAAGGGTTTGCGCACATTTTGATGGTCGACGGCAGCCAGCGCATCATGCCGATTACGCAATTTTCTAAACTGACTGGAGATGGGAAATGACTGACTTTACCAAGTACGAAACACAGCGCGAGATTCTGATCGACTATCTGCATGTGATGATTGCCCGCAGCGATTGGCATGGCGTCTCGGACGTCGCCAACGATCTGCGTGAGCTGGAGGCCGAACAACGTGAGAAGAATTGACTACTGGAAGGCTAAGCTGCCTGCTGCACGCGCCGAGGAGCGCGCGCGGCAGCGCGAGCTGAACCAAATGGAGCGCGCATTCCAACGCGCGGTAGACGAAGTAGCACGAATTGAAACAAGGATAGAAGATGAAAAAGCTAAGCTGGCGCGCACTAAATGATCAGCTGCCCAAGCTCTCGGAAGACGAGGTGTTCGCCATGTTGACCGCTGAGCTCTTGCATGAGAAGCGCAGCTCGATCCTGCAGCGGCTGCACCAGCGCTACTGCGCGCTGCGTGACGCCCGTGAGCGGGTTGAGATATTGAACCAGGCGGCCAAACCATGAAATGTATGACCTGTAATGAACGCACCTACGTCGTCAACGTCATCAAGATGGCAGGCGGCCTGCGGCGTCAGCGCAAGTGCAAAGCCTGCGGGGCGGGCGCCTACAGCGCCGAGGTGTGGCTGCGCGCAACGGCCAATGGGGCTGAACCTGTTTATACTAAAGAAGAGGCAGCGTTAATAAAAAAGAAAGCGGTTGACGCACGCCGTGCAAATGAAGATAGGAGGAAGAAAAATGCTACGTGATGGATACTTCATCAAAGAGGCGCCACCTAAAATCGGTGCGCATTACACGCCGCAGTTCTACCAGAAACCCACAACGCCTGAAGAGCGCTTTGTGCAAGACGTGATGTTGGGTATGATGCCCTACAAGGAATCACCGCTCACCAAGTTCTTGGGGAGGCTGCTACGGATATGAAAGACCTCGTTGTGGTGTACTACGCGGCCATCGCGGTGGCCACGTTTACCTTTTTGGCTATCGGTCTGCCCGAACCCAAGGGGCCGTCACCGGCTGAGTGTGGCGTAAAAGATACAGTTATTTGGCAGACAACGCGGGATCGCATCATCTGCCAGCAGTTACGCCAGCAGCGTTACCGCATGTGACTTGACCTCGGCGACCCGACGTAGCCAGCCTTTGCCGAAGGTGGCGAACGTCGGCAGCGACCGATAGAACGCTTCTTTCTCGTCACTAAACTTAGCAATCAGCGCATCTGGGTCAGCGTCACGCAACGCCTGCATCGTCTTGGGGCCGATGGCGCCATCCGGTGTCGTACCAATCGCTTTCTGCATGGTGCGGATTGCTCGGCTAACACCCGCGTTAATCGCAAAGTCGAACATCAGGTAGTCCAGCCCCGAGGGCAGCTCGTCACCTTTGACGGCGTCCCAGTATTGTTTGCGGTACATGGGCGCGACTGTTGCTGGCGTTAACGCGCGCATGTCTGCTTCGCTAACCGCCTTGCCGACCCACGTCTCCCACACCCGCTTGGTAACGCCCAGATTGGTCATGCCGCCAGGGTCTTTTGGGTGGTTGACAAAGCCGCCCTCATGCTCGAGCACGGCGGCTAAAGCGTCGTCAAAGTTCTCTTTCATTTTTTAGCCCGTATGTCGATGATCTTTTCAAGCGTGCGGCCACCAAAGTAAAACGACATGACCAACATGCCCCACTGGCCTAATAGCTCCACAAACGAGTCGGCGATGTCGAGCGCCGACGCATCGAGAATAGCCAGCACCAGATATGCGACCAAAATGTAGATCAGCGTGATTGGGCGGATGTTCTTGGACAGCCAGCTGTCGCTGGCCATGTCGGCTTTCTGGCGCTCAGTCAGGTTGTCTTGTTCGGTTTCGTATAACTTGGTTTCGTTGGCCATCTTAGCCAACTCGCCGTCCTGCGCCATCTTGGCGAGCTCCAGCTGCGCCTTTGCTTTGGATTCAGGATCAGGAATTAGTTTGTCAATCAGTTTGCCGCCAATACCCAGCAACGCATCTAAACCTAGCATGTCAACCTCCTTGTTGAAACATCCACCAGATACCCCAGCCAAACCCGGCAAGGATGGCCGCGATGACGATCGCGCCGATTACTAGCTCTACATGCGCCATCAGCTCTTGCTTGAGGCGCTTCTTGCGCATAGCTTCGGCTTTTTCGTGCAGCCGTTTCTCGGTCTCTGCACGACGCAACGCCTCTGCTTTGGCCTCGCGGTCAGCTCTGAGCTTGCCCATACGTGCCCAGAACTCTTCCCACATCCCCGCTTCTTGGAAATGGTAAATAAAAATGTGCTTGATGTTGTCGTAATACTGTTTGATCTGGCGGTCGATGACCATCATCTCAATCACGTATTCGGCGTCAGATATATGCTCTGGCACCGGTTGGCCTTTGGCAACCGCGGCTTCTTGCGCTATCCGCGCCTCTTCTAACTGGTTGCGCTGCTGTTCGTATTTGCCTGCGGCGGAAAAGAATTTGGTGACCCCCGACATGGAGTCGGCTAACGTCTTGCCGGATTCAACCGCACCGTTGACTTCATCAAAGGCTTCACGCGCTAATGCAGCAGCTTCCTTGACGCCAGTAACAATCGCCTTGACGCCCGCGACCGCCAAGCCAATTGTTACGGGGTCAATCATTTGTCTTGCTTAGCCTCTAACCGGTCGAATATCTTGCCAAGCATCTCGCGGATGTCGCGCAGATCGTCTTTGTAATCCTCGCGGCTGACATAGGTGTGGGGCATGGCACGCACGTCGACATCCAATCGGTCAATCGATTTGTGGATGTTGTTCAGTATCCAGCCGCCAAAGAAACCTGCGATTGCCACCGCGATGTTGAAGAGAACTTGCGTGTCCATGACTATTCATAAATGATGTTGATTGATCCAGCATCAAAGGTATCTGTGCCGTTGACGGTGGTGATACGGACGCGATCGAGTGTACCGCCGAGGGCAATTGAACCATAAGTAAAATCAGTTCTGGCGCTCGATGAATCCGCGCAAGCGCCTCCGCCTGCCCAAGTATTTCCTGTTAATAACGATATGATTATTGCGCCATTTTTTGTTCTTGCCGCCGCGTTTGAATCGCCGATTGCAAACCCAGAAGTGTATTGAACTGATTGAACAGAACTTAAACCAACTGCGCTGCCAACAACAGAATAGCCTGAAGTTGTTACTGAACCCGCGCCAATTTGAATCTGCATGACAGAAGTTCCGTTCGTACTCACCCCACTAAACATCACCGTAATCCGCCGCACCCAACTCGGAATCGACGTAAAGTCCACCGACGTACCTGATGCTGTAACCGCAGTACCTCTCTGCAAGCTGTCATACACCGCACCGCTGTTCGTGGTAACACCTGCGCTACCGTTAATCGTGACAGTCATTATGCTTCTCCTTCAGCACACGATAGTGCCTTTAGTTCATCCGTCGTCGTGCAAGCATCTACCTGACTGGTAATGTCTCTTAGACGCTGCTTCTCAGCCACAATCGCTGCTGTATCGCTACCAGACTCTAAGGCGCGTTGGAATAGCACATCCTGAGCAGCTAGGAGTGGTGTGCGTTCAGCACGAAGCCGATCTTTGGTCAGGGCTTTGGCTTTGTCGATGTCAACCGTAATCATGCTTTCACCTCTGCACCAGTAAAGTCAGCAGTCCACGCATTACGGAATGTGCGGTCTGTCGGAATGTCAGCAGCGTCAACGATCAGGTACGGCTTTCCGCTAGGGATGTCACGCATGGCTAGTTCAAACGATTCGATTGGCACAATGATCGAAATGCCACCTTCGTCGTTAGGAAAAATAATTCGTTGGTTCATGATTTATCCTTTAGCGGAATATGGCGAAATGCGCCAAAGTAGTATCCGTACGAGCCGCTCCTTGCGTTGTAGAAATCTGCACTAATGATGCAGAACTTGTTCTACTGGTGTTGATGTTAGTGGTAACAGGAGCATTACCAGTTGATTGATGATTAAGACAAACAACCGCATAGCCCGCATCCGGCATCGCGGTAGTAAAGGTTACGGTGTAGTCGCCTGTACCGTTATCCAAAATACTCGCTATGTTGAACGACGCACGAACACCTGTCATTGAAGCAGGGTTGGTTACCGTCGCACCGTTAAAGTTTACCCACGCACGACAGAACGTACCAATCTGCGTACCGGCGCTATCCTGAATCGTAGGGGGCGTAGAAACAACGTTTGACCTAATCGCCCCTAAAAACTTAACGTTTTGTGAAGTATCAATACTGACCGCAGTTACCGGCGATCCGTTACCAGTCTGAATAAGCAACGTGCTTGTAGCCGCCGCTTGTAGCGTATCTGCGACAACAGTTCCAGCCATGATTTACCTCTTACTCGTAAATGATATTAATAGTGCCAGCGTCAAAGGTGTCGGTACTAGTTGATGTAATAACAACACGATCTAAAACACCGCCAAGCGCAATAGTTCCACCATTTCCACAAAATGAAGCTACGGAAGCTCCAGTTAAACCAACGAATGTTCCGCTTGCAACATAAGTATTCCCAGTAATCAAATCTATAGTAAGTTTTCCATGAGCAACAGAAGCTGCTGAATTTGTTCGTATCAAAAAACCAGTAGTTTCAGCGGCTACCAATGGAGTACCGCTGCCTTGTTGAAGAAAATGATACCCAACATATCCAGATGTTGTTGTTGAGCCAGACCCCACTCGAACCAATATGCTAGCTGTTGAACTTAAGCTAACACCACTAAAAATTACATTAACACGCTTCACCCACGACGGTATGCCGGTAAAGTCGATCGACGTACCGGATGTCGATGCCACAGCAGTACCACTCACAATCGGAGCCAGCGTACCTGTGACATTCACCAACGTCTGTGTCGTACTACCCGCTACCGCTGGAGCAGATACCGTAATCGAGCCGGATGTATCGCCTGATAGAACTAAAGAAGCCATGATTAATCCTTTATAAAACGACCCAGCGTGAGCCGGTAGAGACGGTGACGACGACTGGCGCGGTGATCGCGGTCAGCGACACCGACTGCGAGTTATTCACCTCGTACGTACCTTCGCCGCCGGTGCCGGTGCCCAACACCGTGATCGTCGTGTTAGCGCTAATGCCCGAACCCAAGATCACCGAACCCACACCCAAGGCACCCGAGGTGACGCTATCAATCGTCAGCGTCGTGCCTGCGATACTGCCGGTGCCAACGAAGCCGCCACCCAGCGTGATCGGGCCGGTGGTCATGGCATTCTTGGTCGATGGGATTGTATAGCTGATCGTGACCACTTGGTCGTTCTCGATGAACACTTCGTCCGGCCCACCGCCGGTAGCGCCCGCATCGCCCCCTACCTGACCCCAAGCGCCGTTGACGTAGCCCTCGAACAGATCGAGCGTGGTGTTGTAGCGGAACATGCCTTCCGTCGGCGAGGCAGGCCGGTCGGTCGTTGCCCCCACGGGCATCTGCACGTAGCCGGTGCCGGAGAAGGTGACATCCAGCGTGGCGGAGAGCGTCGTGAACGCTCCGGTGTTCGGTGCCACGTCGCCAATCGCTGGCGGCGAGCCGAACGACAGGTTGTCCACAGGCACCAAGATGTTGTCGGTGGTGTACTGCTGGACGTCGTTGCTGTCGGTGACTAAGAACTTGTACGCGATGGTCGGCTGCAGCCAGATGTTGGCCATGCCGCGCGAGTCAAGGATGATCGGGTTGGTGTTAGCAGTCGCACCCGTCTGGCTGGTATAGGTCGCAATCGGCGTGGTCGTGCCGCCTGCGTAGGTGTAGACCTTACCGGCAACGAGCGGGTCGCCGTTAGCGTCGAAGAATTGCTGCTTGGGTGTTGGGGTCAAGGATGCCATGTAATTACTTCCCTAAGTTGTTCTGACTTTCGGCAGCTAACGCATTAGATATCTGCACGCCGCCCAGTGTCAATGGCGACCGCACCCCAAAGCCTGTCTCACCGCTCGTCATGCGCGCAGCGCCTTTAACCCCCCGCGCAAATGGATCGGTCAGCTTTTCACCTTTGGCTTTGCGTGCTAATGCTTTTTCCAACACGTCGGCTGCTACACGCGGGTCTAGCATTTCTGCCGCTAGTTCTAGCGCCGCCTTTTCGTTAATCTTGCCCTGCAAACGATCAATAATTGTGTTTGCGATAGTAGCTAGTTTGCTAAAAAACGCAGGGGATTTAGCCAACTCTGCTGCGGGGATAGCTTTACCGCCCGCCGCGCCAGCTTTGGCTTGCGAAGTAAACTCAGCCTCTCGCGCCAAATCCTTGCGGATGTTTTCAACAATAGCGGCCTGTTGAGGGGTTAAAACGTCTGTTAGTTGAGTAAACCGGCTTTCGCCCGTCGACCGCTTTATTGTCCCCGGCGCATTTCTTACCGCTTCCGAGAAAGCGCCCGCGCGTTCGCCTACCGCTGTTTCAACCGCTGGCTTTAGCTTACCTTCAAGATACTGCCCAACCTGCATGATGTTGATAGGTTTGCTTGCTTGCGCGAAAGTTTCTTGCGCCGTGCGGTAGCCTGGCACAGCGTCAGTCAGCAGCTCACGAACATCGCGCAGCTTACCTCTAATAAACTTGGTGTCTTCTTTAGCAAGCCGCGTTTTAATGCCGTCGATCACAGACACAATCTCGCCTGCATCCGACCGCAAAGTACCTGTCTTACTATCGGCGATTAGATCGTTGCGAATCTGCCGCATCTCACGCACCAACTCACGGTTGCCTGGGTTTTTGGCAATCAAATCATCTAACACAGGAATGACGCCGCTAACATCAACGGTGCCTTGTTTAGCTGCTGTGTATAACGGCGTGCTTACCTTGGAGCGCGCGCGTTCTGCAGCAGCCATCGCCGCTTCATCTTGCGCTATAGGTGATAGCGCTCGTTCGCGCGCCGCTTTGTTAGCGGCATCACGTTCGCGGTATGCTGTGGTCATACGATCTGCAACTTCAGCTTGCAAGGCCGCGTATCTTGTTGACCCTACCGGTGCAGCAGCAACACCCGCTGTTGGCATCCCGCCCGCCACGTATTGATCGTAATTGCGCAGCGCGTTTACGATAGCTTGGCCTCTACCTTCAGCGGCATCAACCAATGCGGCAAATTTAGGGTTAGCAACGCGGCCTAGATAGTTTGTCGTTGCGCCGCCTACCTTACCGCCAAACTCAATCGTCGGAGATATCAGCGAAAATGGGTCGGTACGACGTGCGCCAGTCTGCAACATTGATGCTGCTTGGCTTAGAGGCGCCGATACAGCGGGCGCTACTTTAGCCGTAGCTTTAGCACCCATTTTAGCTAAGCCTGCGCCGCCACTTAATAAAAGCGACAGATCGGAAATAGCTGTGACGGGTTGCTCGGCAAGCGTTCGCTTTATAGCGTCAAAGCTGCCATATTTGTTTGCGTACTCTCCGCCTACTGTACGCGCCACATTAGTTGCACGTTGCGCTGCTTCAGGATTGTTGTCCAGCGAATCAATAAAATCCCGTGCTTGCTTGGGTATGCTCATGCGCAGCGTACCGGCGGCCAAATCTAATATGCCTGTAAGCGTCTGCGCTGGGTTTTCAACAGCTTCTATTAAACCTGAAACTTGCTTTTTTAAGTCGCCAGGCGCGCTAAAAACCGCTTCCATAGGCACATCAATTAAGTCGTACCGACGACGCGCAGCAGGTACACCTTCGTCTTGCGGCGCGGGCGCTACAGGAGTAGCCGTAGATACGTCAAAACCAGCGCCCGCTGGTTTTGCTGTAGCAAGGTCAAAGGCCATTATTTAACCTCTTCAAACTGTTTGCCATCAGGGCTGACATACGCGCGGTTGCCGTCTTTGTCCGTATGTAGCGTCCAACCCTTACTATTCTTTGCTGGCGTTTTGTCGCGCGGGCCCGTCTTAAGTATGGGTGAAACCGTTACAGGTTCAGTGCTAATGCCTGTCCCTTCAATCGCTGATTTAGGAATGGTCTTTGAGCGTGCGTTCCATTTATCTGCGGTCGCAGTAGCAGCTTTATGGGCAAGTTCGGCCAGACGCTTGAGCGAAGTTGCTTCATACGTAATTTGACCTGCTTTAGCCCGCTCCAAAAACTCACGGTCTTTATCGGTAAAGCCCTGCCCAGAGCCTAGACCGGACGACTTAATCGCACCAAGGGTGCTATCCGCCAAAGAGGATAGGAGGACTTCAGTATTGGTAATAGCTTCGCTGTCGCTGCCGCCGCCCAAACGAAGAAACTTGGACATTTGCAGCTTGATGTTTGCAGCCGAACCGGTAATAACTTGACCGCTTTGCAACAGGCCTAGAATGCGGTTTGCCGTGTTCGCTGCTTCAGGCGCGCGTTCTGCGGCGTCCATTAACGCAACATCTTTATCCGCAATACCACCTGCAAATTTTTCGCCGTATTTCTTCTCTGTGGACAGCCCAACAGTAAGCGTGGTGCCCTTACCTTTTTCAGCGCCCGCAATCATTCGCTCAAGCCCCGCAATCTCTTCCTTAATTGCTGGCGTTTGTGGTTGCTTACGCAAATTAGCTATGTCTTGTCTAGCCCGCTGAACGTTAGCAAAATCGCCAGTATATTGCCTAGACTTAATTTGATTTTCAAATCGCTGTTGCAGTATTTTGGCTGTTTCTTTTGCTCTAGGGTCACGCGAACGAAGCAATTCCGCAACGCCTGGCGCCAAAGGTGTATTTTCGGCGGACACCGTAACACCGGCTTCCGGCGGTGCTGTTGTGACCGCAGACGTTGCTGCTGGTGCGGCGGCATGTGTCATCTCACTACCTGTTGCAGCACTTGGCTGACCGCGTGTAGAAATAAACTCTCCCTTCGACATTACTTTTGCGTCAGGGTCGTTTATCACCTTATCCATTAAATAGTCAGCATACGCGGCTTCATCTTCACCGGCTGCCGACTTCATTAGCGCATCTGGCGACGCTAATTGTGAGATTAATTTTTGTTGAAACGCAGGAAAATCCTCGTCGTTGTACGGCATCATGCGCAAGATATTTTCGGCGGCTTCGTCCGAAATAGTTTTGTTAGCGCGGGATTCATACAGCATATCAATAGCGGCTTGCCGATTAGGAAAGCTGCTAATCATTCTAATGGCGTCTTCACGACGCGCTTTATCCAAATCATAGCCGCGCTTAGCACGTTGCGATTCCAAATCTTTTATTTGCGCGGCGCGATAATCAGCCTCGCCTCGCGCTTTGCGGCGATCGTCAATTTGTTTAGCCAGTGCTAAACCCTGCGCGCCAAACTGCGTAGCTAAGTGGTTTAAGTTTATATCGTCGTCAAGGTTTGGTGAGCTTGCCAACCACTGCGTCATCGCATTTTTGTTACGCGACTCATCTGCAAACTCTTTCATCTTGAGCATGTTCATGAATTGCGTCTGCTGCGCACCTTGCAGTTCGGCTGCGCGCGCGGCGTGCACTAGCGGTGATTCGACTTGAATCGGCTTAATACTAAGCGCTATGCTTGGGTCAATTTGGGCCATATAAATTTACCCTTGGAGATACTTCATATAGGTGTCAAAGTTCTGCTGTTGTTGCCGTGCAGCAGTCTGACCTTGAGAATAGTTAAGTGCTTGACCTAAACCGCTGGCAAGCGCATTTGCTGTACCCGCGTAGGCAGACGCGCGCGCGTTACCAGAACCCACAGCTAAATTACTTAGACTTGACCCCAACTGCCCCGCCGCGTTACCTAACGTGTTGGAGGATGTTTGCGCTGCGCCCGCTAAAGATAGTAGTGGGTTCATTTCAGCAGATCGGTTGGTTTGATAGCGGTTAAAGGCGTTCATAAATTCTTCCGATCCCAGCTCTTGACCGTACCGGGTAAGCCCCCGCAACGTAGAGCCGGATCGCCCCATACCGCCAGCTAACGCGCTGTTTTCTATGGCACGTAAGCCTTCGCGGCGGCGGAACTCATACCCAGGGTCAACTTCAAAGTCTTTTAAACTAAAAGGCTTGTAGTTCATCGCCATAGGTAAAAGTTTGTTAAGCCCTTGTAAGCCCGCTTCGCGGAACGGTGCTTGCAACTGAACTTGACGCTCAAACATTTCCCGTTCGGCAGCCGCGCCTTCTCGAGCACCTTGCAACTGTGCTTTGGCTGCTTTATTAGCGCTGTACGCTTGAACTGCGGTGCTACCCGCAATAGCTACCATACCCCAAGTCATGTTGTTTCTCCTTTTGCTTCTAGCTGAAGCAACTCATCCATAGTGCCAATTAAATTCATATCGCCGTACGTTGGCGCAATAACTTCATGCTCAATTTGCGCTAGGTCGTCTTCTGACCCAAAAGCAGTTAAGTGAACCGTAGTCCACAACGTGTCTTCCTCTGCGTACACCGCGCGTTTTAGCCCGACTTCAGATACAAACGTACACGGCGCTTCCAACTGTTTCTCACCAAACTCAGTAAACACCCGCACTTTTCCTTTACTAATAAAGTTCAAATGCTGATGCCGATGTATTTTGCCGATGATAACGGTGCCTTTGGGGATAAACATCTCTCTTGCATACGCATGGCACCCGAACGTGTCATCTTTAGGGGTGAAGTAATGCGTAAGTTTGCAATCCTCAAGCGTAGACTCTACTGCGCCGGAGTCTATAAGCGCCTGCAGCCCAGTCTGCACCGCCATTACGTCTTCGCGGAACTTTACTTTTGTTTCAGTATTCGCAAGATCGTTCACATCACCACCCATCGTGAGCCGCTGGCTACTGTCACCGTCGTGCCGCTCGCCACCGTAACCGGCCCGGCTGACATGCCCGACGTACCTGCTGCAATGGTATAGCTGACATCAATCGTTAGATTATTGACAAATATGCCATTGCCCGCTATGAAATGCTCAGATGTTAATTCACCCGTGCTGGGTTTGTATAGTAATTTTGCATTGCTGGTATAGATGGTCGACAACGCGCCGGAGGTGGCTGCCGCAAAGGTCGGGTAGACATTCGTTGCGGTTGTGGTGTCGTTTGTGATCGTCGCGCCCGAGCCGCTGGCTACCGCCCAGACAGCCGTCGTGCCATTCGAGGTCAGAACGTAGTTGTTCGCCCCAATCGGCAGGCGGGTCGAGCTGTTGGCCCCGTTGCCAATGATTAGGTCGCCCGTGCTGGTAACTGGCGACAAGGCATTAAACGCTGCGCTGGCAGTTGTTTGGCCTGTACCGCCGTTAGCAATCGGCAGCGTACCCGTCACTTGGGTAGTCAGGTCAACCCCAGTCAGCGTGCCACCGAGTGTCAGGCTGCCGCTGGACGTGACCGTGCCGGACAGGCTGATGCCGTTGACCGTGCCGGTGCCGGAGACGCTGGTGACCGTGCCCACGTACTGATCGTTGGAGGTGATGGTGAAGTTCGGATACGTGCCGGTGACGCTGGTCGTACCTGCGCCTGTCAGCGATACGATCTGGTCGGGTGCGGTGTTGGTGACGGTAAAGCTGGGGTATGTGCCTGTCACGCTCATACCCGTGCCAGCCGCTATGGAAACGACTTGGTCTGGTGCGGTATTAGTTACGGTAAAGCTGGGGTAAGTGCCTGACGTGCTAATGCCTGTGCCACCAGTAAGTGACACCACTTGATCAGGCGCCGTATTTGTAATGGTAAAGCTAGGGTACGTGCCCGAGGTGCTGATGCCTGTGCCGCCGGTCAGCGACACCACCTGATCTGGCGCCGAATTATCAATCGTGACCGCCACCGAGCCGTTATAGGTTGTACCAACGCTGTACGAAATGCCAGTACCCGCCGTCAACGCATTGGCTACACTGCCTGCTTGGCCGGTTGTGTTTTGGTTAAGCGTTGGCACGTCGGCAACCTGAATGGCGCTTAAAGCCGCGTTGGTGCCGTTTGAGCGCAGGTAGTAGCCTGACGTCTGCGTGCCTGTTAGCGCGGTAATGGCGGCTGCTGCCGTAGTCTGGCCTGTGCCACCGTTATCGACATCCAACGTGCCTGCCAGCGTGATGGTGCCTGATGTTGTGACAGGGCCGCCTGAAGTCGTTAGGCCTGTCGTGCCGCCGGAGACATTGACCGAAGTGACCGTGCCTGACCCGCCACCACCGCCGGAGTTGGCTTTGTTCAGCAGGTTTAGGAAGAACCGATACCAGTCACGCGACACCATCCCCGTCCGGTCGTCGGTAATCGGCGACTGGTTCTTGGGTATCTGCGGTTCGTTATCGGCGTTAGGCATTGGTGCCGGTCAACACTAACTCGGCACCCATGATGGCGATCTTGACGGGGTCGGTGCCGGACACCTCGTAGACACGGTCGCGCAGCTTTTCGGTCATGCCCAGCCGCCGCCAGAAGGCACGGTAGCCGTAGTTGCCGATCTTGCCCATGCCCGTCCAATGCTCGTTTGACCAGGTGTGGCCACCGTCATCCGACCAGCGCATGATGACCTGCGGGTCGTTGCCTTGGCCGGTGATCAGACCGACACCTGTCTCGCATTCGAGCTGCAGCGTGTGCTGAGCGGTACGCTTTAAGTTGTTCTGGCCGGTGGGCAGCGCCCGCCACGACCGCAGCCACTTCTGTGGCAGGTTGTCGTCAGCAAACACGTCCAAGTCGTACGCGTAAATCTTGCCGTTCTGGAAGTCACCAACGACGACTTCGTTGTTGTAGAACATCTGGCAGTTGGCACGGTGGCGGATAAAGTCACCGTTAGCAAAGCCTGCACGCTCATGCCATGCGCCGGTGGCTACGTCAAACACCCAAGTTTTCTGGGCGGTCGGAAAGCTCAGCACGTAAAAGGCATGGCCGTCTTGCTGATAGGTAAACCCAATAGCGTCTGAAATCGTGCCGTAGCTCTGGATAGCAAATTCAACCGCATGGGTTGAGATGCGCTGGCCGGTATAGCCTTGGGCACGGAACACCACGCCTTGGCCACGGGCATCTGCCCCAAGCCAGAATAGCGAGTTGTCCATCTTGGCAACCGAGTAAGTAGCTGCGCAGCCCAGCTCGTTGACAGCACCTTGGATGCGAGCCAACGGGAAGGGTGAGGTGCCTGCGTTGTACCAGACCTCAACCGACTGGGTGCCAAACAGCCAGACCTCGCGGTGGTCGACAAACAGCGACACCAAGTTGTCCGGCATACCTTCGGCGCTGGCAAAGCTCAACGGGTCAAGCTGCGTGCCATCCAGCAGCTCAGACACCCAAAACTTCTGGGAGTTAGGCTCCTGGAAGATAAAGTATCCATCTAAATAGCCGACTGTTACCGCGCCGGGAAAGTCAACGTCCGTGATCTCGGCGTACGCTTCGGTCGACGCGTCGTAGATAAACCCTTCAGGGTTAGCCGCGATGAAGAGCTGCGTGCCATTGTCGACCATCGACACAGGCCCGGTGCCCGACACGCCGCCAATCTGGGTGACCGTCCAGTTGGTGTCAACCCGATACAGCCGAGAGCCTGACACCACGTAGCCATAGCCGCCGTACGACCACAGGCCGCGGATGGGGCCAGTACCGACGGTGGCCAATCGGCGTAAGCCTGGCGCGCGGTTCAGGTACGCAGGCTCGTTGCCTTCTGGCGACGGGGTAATTTCTGGGTACAGGTTGACCATACGTGCCGCCGCAGCGTTCAAGCTGCGCGCGACGTACGATTGACCTAAGATTGGCGTACGCATAGCTTGTCCATAATTAAGTTTTCATGGTACGCTAAAACTTTACTGCACAACCTTTCAAATCTATGGCTGACATAACTGCGGAATACGTAAGAACAATGCTTTCCTATAATCCTGAAACCGGCGTGTTTACCTGGCGGGTAAAACCTAATCGTCGCATTCGGGTGAATAGTGTGGCTGGATCTATCAGTGATACAGGTTACCGCACAATTCGGCTTAAACGTCGTCCGTATAAAGCTAACCGTTTGGCGTGGCTTTATATGACGGGCGCGCATCCGAAACAGGTAATTGACCACATTGACGGAAACCCTTTGAACAACGCGTTTAACAATCTTCGAGATGTGACTATTGCACAAAACGTGCAAAACCAAAAACGGGCGCATGTAAGAAATAAACATGGTTTTCTTGGGGTTTCGTGGCATATCGCAGGTAAATGCTGGCGCGCACGCATATGTGTTGACGGCAAACACATTCTTTTGGGGTACTTTAAAACCCCAGAAGAAGCGCATAACGCGTATTTGCAAGCCAAGCGTAAATATCATCTTACCTGTACCATTTAATAGTTGTCTATTTGTTAAAAATTGCCCGCGTAGATGTTGTAACGTTGCCGGTTAGCCACGATTGCATAAGGCATCGACATCACGTCATCTGGGTTGTTGATACGCTTCAGATTCCGCTTAGATGTCATTGCGATCCGCGTTACCTGCGGCATAGGCTCAACACCAAACTCGTTGGCAATTTCCATCGCCAAGTTGTATTTGAACGCCCGCAGGTAACCCGGCGGGAAGGACAGTACGGTGTTGAGCGTAGCTGGCTTATCCAGCTGTTGCACCGACACAAAATGCCATTCCAAAAGCCGTGTAGGCTTTGGATAGATGGTCATTGTGATGTCAGGAAACGTATTGTTGACGAACATGACCTGCGGATACGTGCTGGTCACGGTCTTAACCGCAATGCCATCGTACTGCTGCTGGTTGATCAGCTTAATGCCGTACGAGACGTTGGTCTGCGGGTCACGGAAATACGTGGCGTCGTCAATCAGAATAGGACGATTGCCGACAAAGTCGCCGGTCGGCCCTAACGTGCGGGTAATCGTGTCGGTTGGCCAGTTGAATATCTGGTCTTCCGTACAGAAAACGGCCAAACGCTCAGTGTTCCACGAATCAATCATCTGATTCATGGCAGTCAGCGCATCCTGCGCTGCTTGTGGGGAAGGCTCTTCACCTTCAGCCAGCTGGCCGATAAGCCGGAGGGCCGCTTTAATCTGGTCGAAGGCGGTTGCCATTCAAGCTCCTTATTCTGCCGCTGCTACCTCTACAGGTGGGCGGCTACGACGACGTTTGGGTTCCAGCTCGTTGACTGGCGCCGCTTCTTCGAGAGCCGAAGGCGTGTCGGGATTATACCGCTCCCATCCGTTTTGTTCATCAAAATCGGCCTCTAGCGCCATGATGGCGACTTTAGTGCCGTGAACCGGGTGTCGGAGATAAATTGTCATAGGGTGTATAGGGGCCGAAGCCCCTATTTTTTAAGCAACAACAGCAAATTGCCACTTCGTGCCGTCAGACACAAACAGCTTGCCAGCGCCTGTTGCGTTGCTGGTGGTGCCGATTGAACCTTTAGGTGCGGAAGTAGTGGTGGAGTTAGCGGTAATTGCGGTAGTCAGAAAATACAAGCCAGCGGTTGCATTAGCGACGACTGCACTTGTGGTAGCAGTAGACGTAATGGTCGGGGCAGTAATTGCACCGGTAACCGATACGCTTTCAAACTCTGGATCTGAGTACGCAACACCAACAGCTTTAGTGTTAGGCATGATCTATCCTTTAAATAACGGGGGCCGAAGCCCCCGAGGTTTTTAGCCAACGCGATACAGAGTCCAAGTACCAACGCCGCTCTTGCGAGCACGGAAGATTTGCGCCGTGCCAGCAGTTGCGACGACGGTCATCAGACCAACCAGCGTCCAACCAGTGTTGGTTACCAGTGTAATCACACCAGAGGTGTTGCCGTCAACGTTGATTACCGAGAAGTCAAACGAAACGCCTGGCTTGTCGGAGTTAGGCAGTGCAGCTTCCAGATCAGCTACGGTTGGCAGCGTGTAGCTGGCAGCCGATGCGCCTGGGCTGCCAAGCAGAATGCCGTTAAGCACTTGCGCTGCGGTCAGCGTTGCGGTTGCAGTAGCCGTTGCCGGTACTGGGATAACTTGAAAATTGGTTTCGTTGAGGTTGCCATCACCAATCTGATAGCCGCCTGCGCCGTTAGGAAGAGCCATGATGAATTCCTTTCAAATAGAGTCGTCAATGGGGGCCGAAGCCCCCACCAGTGCTTAGCCCCAGAGGCGGCAAGCCATTTGTGGACGGATTGTGCTGTAACCGTACAGAACGTCGATACGGCAAGGCAGACGGTCGTTGTTGATGTCGTACTGACGAACAACACGCATCGAAATACCGTTGTGAACTTGGCGAGAAGCCATGTCCACGCCTTGTGGCATCAACAGGTCGGCGGTTGCGAAGGTGATCGCATCCTTGTGATAGACCAAGTTCTGTGGGTACGAAGTTGCAGCCGAACCCAACATAGTGACTACAGCGCTTGCTGCAGGCAGCGTGGTCACGGTAGCCAGTGCTTGGCTTGCCGAGTACAGCGCTGGGAAGATCGACAGGGTTGCAGTCGACGAACCGGTAGCAGCAGCAGTTACGGTGAACTGTTGCAGCGAACCAGTCGACTCACGGGTTTGTGGGTTGACAGCAAACACGCCAGCGATGGTAAACACGTCGCCAACGTTCCAAGTCTTGCTCGAGCCGGTAAAGCTGATTGGCAGAGTGGACTGACCTTCGGTCGTGACAGTCGAAGTCACGGTGATCGAAGTACCCCAGTCACCGTTGGTGTGCTGCTTGATCGACTGAGACATGTTGACTTCGTCAAAGCCGAGCACGCCCATGCCCATCATGCCGTTCTTGAACTGGCGGCTGATGGTGTCGGTTGGGTTAAACAAACCTTTCATGCCTTCAACCAGACCAGCGTTAGCGGCTGGGTTAACGGTTGCGTAGCGCGGCGCCATCACAGCAGCGTTTTCGTTCAGCTTCTGCTGAGCCTGCAACAGAACGAGCGAAGTCGATGGGGTGGTGCCAGGGGTGCCGACCGAGTTACCGATGTTTTTGTATGCGTTAGCAACGTCAGCATCGATGCTGGAGGCCAGCTGCGAAATACGAGGCTTCAATACACGCTCTGCGAAGTCATCCAACTGCATGGTGAGTTCAGCGGAGGTGAAGTTCACGCCGATGTGCTTCTGCGAAGCAACAGTCAGAGTGGTGAACTGTTCGTTGTCGTCCTGCACTTGCAGAGCGGCACCGTCGGTTACCAACGCGCGATCTGGTAAACGGATACGCAGTGTGGAACCAATTTTTGCGCCTTCAACGGCGAAAGAGTCGTCGTATTGACGGT